CCTTCTATTGGTACGATTACAACATGAATTGGAAAGATGCTGCACTTAATCATGCTGAAACAGAAGATCCAAAAGAATCTGTTGGTCTTTTGTTGAATGTTAGAGGTAAGGAAAGATACTATCCCTGTCGTAATCTTTCGATGACAGCACATCAATGTTTTATTCTTGATCCTGAAGATTATGTAAAAGCTACAAATATAGGAGAAGTCACTGCTGTTGTTCATAGTCATCCAACAACACCACCAGAAGCTAGTCAAGCAGATAAAGTTGCCTGTGAACAAAGTAAACTTCCGTGGCATATTGTTAATCCAAAAACAAAGAAATGGGGATATTACGAACCACAAGGTTATGAAGCACCTTTACTTGGTAGGCAATGGGTATGGGGTATTACAGATTGTTGGAGTTTAGTTAGAGATTATTACAAACAAGAAAGAGGAATAGAGTTAAAAGATTATGAAAGAACTATTACTCCAGAAGAATTTATGAAAGATCCTTTATTTGAAAGTTATGCTTGGCGAACAGGATTTAGAGAACTTAGACCTGATGAAAAATTACAAACTGGAGATGTTTTATTGATGAGTATTTTAGATTCAACTCTAAATCATGTAGCTATTTTTCTTGGAGATGAAGTATTACATCATTTAACCGATAGACTATCCTGTAGAGAGCCATATTCTCCTTGGTTACTAAAATGCACAGGAAAGAGGTATCGTTATGCTTCGTAAAATAAAATTATATGGAGAGCTTGCAGAATTTGTAGGACATAAAGAATTTGAAGTAAAAGCAGATACTTTAGCTAGTGCTGTTAGTTTTTTAGTAAATAATTTTGAAGGAATAGATAGATTTATGAATCCTAAACATTATCAGGTAAAAATTGGTAGTTATGCAGTAGATGAATCAGAACTTTCTTATCCTATTGGACAGGAAGATATACATTTTATTCCTGTTATTGCTGGTGCTGGTAGAGGTTTTGGAAAAATATTACTAGGTGCTGCTTTAATTGGGCTAGCTTTTATTCCGTTTGCTGGTTCTGGAACGGGTTTAGGGATGCTTTTTGGAAAAGGTCCAGTATTCGGTATTCATAAACTAGGACAAGTAGGTATGCTTTCAAAAGCGTTAGCAGGTGTCGGAGGAGCACTTCTTTTATCTGGAGTAAGTGATATGTTATTTCCCGTTCCAGAAATACCAAAGTTTGAATCAGAAGAAGACCCCAGACTATCATTTAGTTTCGGTGGAACGCAGCAGACAGGAAGAGCAGGAACTCCCGTTCCTTTGGTTTATGGAGAAATATTTACAGGATCAGTTGTTATTAGTGGTTCTGTAGATACTGAGCAGGTACAAGCATGATTGAAGAAAAATATCCAATCAAAGGTTCTGGTGGTGGTGGCAGTAGTCCTCCTCCAGCACCTCCGCAACCTACTAGAGAACCTGATACTTTACATAGTAGACAGTTTGCCACTTTTCTTGATCTTGTCTCAGAAGGAGAAATAGAAGGTTTTGCAACAGCATCAAAAGAAGGCAGAACAAAAGGTACAACTGCATATAATAATGCAGCATTGAAAGATGTTTTTCTTAATGACACTCCAGTATTAAGATCAACAGCAGATTCTACAAATCCACAAACTACAGATTTTAATTTTCAAGATGTAAAATTTACACCCAGATTTGGTACTGGAGATCAGACAAAAATACCTGGAATTGAAAGTAGTGTATCGACAACAAGTGTTGGAGTACAAGTTACCGCAAGCACTCCTGTTACTCGTCAAATAACAAATACAAATGTTGATGCTGTAAGAGTATCTATTACATTTCCACAACTACAGAAAGCTACTGATAATGGAGATTTATTAGGTTCTTCTGTTCAATTAAAAATAGCTGTTCAATATAATTCTGGTGGTTTTACTGATGTTATTACTGACACCATCAGAGGTAGAAGTGGAGATGCGTACCAAAAAGATTATCGTGTAGACATTACTGGATCATTTCCTGTTGATATAAGAGTTAGTAGAGTTACAGCAGATAGTACGGATACTAATTTACGAGATAGTTTCCAATGGACAAGTTTTGGAGAGATTATTGATGATGCTTCAACATATTTAAACAGTGCATATAGTTCAATAAGACTAGATTCGATGCAGTTCAGTTCTATTCCTGCTCGTAAATTTAGAATCAGAGGAATAAAAGTAAGGATTCCAGGAGCAGGTGCATCCAGTTCTGGTACTCCTACTGTTGATAATAATACTGGTCGTATTGTTTATCCTGATGGCTATATTTTTAATGGTGTGATGGGTGCTGCGGTATGGACTTCATGCCCTGCGATGGTGTTACTAGATTTGCTCACGACCTCAAGGTACGGATTTGGAGATCATATAACAGATAGTTCTCTTGATCTTTTTAGTTTTGTAAATGCCAGTAAGTTTGCTAATACACTTGTTGATGATGGTGCTGGAGGACAGGAAGCTAGATTTAGTTGCAATGTAAATATTCAAAGCCCTAAAGAAGCCTTTTCTTTAATAAATGAATTAGCAGGAGTAATGAGGTGTATGCCGATATGGTCTGCTGGAACAATAACAATTACACAAGATAAACCTACCGATCCAAGTTATTTATTTACCTTGTCAAATGTAACTGAAGAAGGTTTTTCATATTCTGGTAGTAGCTTGAAAACAAGACATAGTGTTATATCTGTGTCTTACTTCAACATGGATAGTCAGGAAGTTGATTTTGAGGTCGTAGAAGATAGCAGCTTAATATCGAAGATAGGCACTGTTGTTAAACAAGTAAAAGCATTTGCGTGTACTTCCCGTGCACAAGCACGAAGATTGGGGAAGGCAATAATGTTCGCTGAAAATAATGAATCTGAGGTCGTTGCATTTGCCACTTCTATTGATTCTGGTGCGGTTGTAAGACCAGGTGCGATTATTGAGATCCAAGATCCAGTGAGAGCAGGAGTAAGAAGAGGTGGAAGGTTATCTGCTGTTACTTCCACAACTGTTGTTACTGTTGATGATACTGCTGCTACTGATTTAGCTTTAGATGCCAGTGGTAATCCTGTTGGAGATGCAACATTAGCTGTAATTTTACCCGATGGATCGTTTGAAAGTAAGGCAATCTCATCTGTCTCAGGTGGAACTATAACTGTAAGTTCTGCTTTTTCCCAGACTCCTAATGTAAATGCAAACTTTCTTATATCAAACGTCACTACTCAATCTCAATTATTCAGAGTAATAACAGTAGAAGAACAGGATGGTATTAATTATGCAATTACTGCCTTGTCTTATGTTGAAGGTAAGTATGCGTTTATTGAAGATGGCGAAGCATTAACAGCAAGAACTGTATCTAAACTAAATTCACTTACTGAACCTCCTTCTGCTCTAAATGCTGTTGAAAGAATATTTCCTATCAATAATCAGGCTGTATCGAAAATTGTTATTAGTTGGCAACCTATTGTCGGTGTTGTGCAGTATCAAGTTAATTACAGGTTTGAAGATGAAAACTTTATAAGCGAAAAGGTATCAAGACCTGATTTTGAAATAATGAACAGTAGAAAAGGAACTTATACAATTCAAGTATTTTCATATAATGTTTTAGATCAATTATCAGCAACTTCTACTAATTTAACTTTTGAAGCTGTTGGTAAAACAGCGTTACCACAAGATGTTACAGGATTACTTGTCGAACCAGTATCAGATCAATTTATAAGATTACGTTTTGATAAAGCAACCGATATTGATGTTACGCATGGTGGAAACGTAGTTGTTAGACATAGTAACCTTACAGATGGAACGGGTACATTTACTAATTCTGTTGATATTATTCCTGCTTTACCAGGAAACGTATCTGAGACATTAGTACCAGCAGTTGATGGAGAGTATATTCTTAAATTCAGAGATGATGGTGGCAGATTAAGTTCTGGGGAAACTTCTGTTGTTGTAACAACTCCTGATCCTGTACCCAAGTTACTTGTATTGGCAGATAGAGAAGATACTGATGCGACTCCTTTTGCTGGAGATAAGGTTGATTGTTTCTTTAGTGATGATGTAAATGGTCTTGTTCTTGGATCGCTTGATTTATTAGATGGAGTTGCAGATTTCGATGCTATTGCTGATTTTGATTTCTTGGGTGCTGTAGATATTACTGGTGGTCATTATGACTTTGCTTCCAAGTTGGATTTAGGTGGCAAACAACCACTTAGATTAAAACGTCACTTTGTAACGCAAGGTTTCTATCCAAATGATCTGATTGATAAAAGATCAGCAAATATTGATACCTGGACAGACTTTGATGGTGCGACTGCATTTGATGTCAACGCAAAACTATTAGTAGCAACCACTGACAGCGATCCAGCTACATCTGATTCAGCTACCTACACGCAATCTGGAACGACAATAACAGTAACAAAATCTAGTCATGGATTTAGTATCGGTACTTTTGTCGATATTGATTTTACAAGTGGTGGTGCAACTGACGGATATTTCGAGGTTCAATCTGTACCAAGCAGTAATACTTTTACTGTTACGGCATTATCCAGTGCAACAATATCAAGTAGTAACTGTAATATTGGAGCAGGATTTACTAAATTCAACACACTTGCCAATGGAACATTTATTGGTCGTGGATTTAGATTTAGATGTCAGATGGATTCAGATGATCCTGCACAATCTATCGAAATAGATCAATTAGGTTATACAGCCGAGCTTGACAGCAGAACTGAAACTGTAAACACAGCTATTGCATCTGGTACGTCTAGTAAGGCGGTTACGTTCCAACACGCTTTCTTTACAGGAACTTCTGAACTTGGTGGATCTACTTCTGCTTTCTTGCCTAATATCGGAATTACTATAGAAAATGCACAATCAGGAGATTTCTTTGCTTTGTCCAGTATTTCTGGAACGGGATTTACTATTGATATTAAGAATGGCTCTAGTTTTGTAAATAGAAATTTCAAATATGCTGCAACGGGATTTGGGCGTGGTAGTTAGTATTGAATTAAGATATACTTAGATAAAAAATTGGATTAGGTAATGGCTACTCACGATTATGTTATAGATAACTCCACTGGAGCTAATGTCCGAACTGATTTAAATAATGTACTCCAGGCGATATTAACTAATAACAGTTCTGGTTCTGCTCCCAGTACCACTGCTGCATATATGTTGTGGGCTGATACAAGTAATAATATTTTAAAAATGCGTAATTCAGCAAATGATGGCTGGATTGATTTAAGAACACTTACTGGTGGTTTAACAACATCTGCTGATGCAACAATAAATTCTATAACTGTCGGTAAAGGTGCAAACTCTGTTGCAGGTAACACTGTTCTTGGAGAGAGTGCTTTAGACGCTTCTGTTTCTGGTGCAGATAATATCGCAATTGGTAAAAATTCTTTAACGTCTTTAACCTCTGGAACAAACAACACAGCAGTAGGAAGAAGTTCTTTAGCTACAGTTACAACTGCATCAAACAATACTGCTATTGGTTATTTTGCACTTTTAGAAAACACAACTGGAGCTTCTAACGTAGCCGTAGGTTCTAATGCTTTAGATGCCCATACAACAGGCTCAGAAAACACTGCTGTAGGTAAAGACGCATTAGGAAGCAATACAACAGCAAGTGATAACGCTGCTTTTGGAATGAGGGCTTTGTTTACTAATACGACAGGAACAGCAAATACTGCTTTAGGTAAACAGGCACTAGATTTAAATACTACAGCTAGTAATAACACTGCTGTTGGTTATAGATCATTACTATCAAACACAACTGGAACACGAAACGTAGCTGTGGGAGCTTTAGCCTTAGATGCGAACACTGATGCTGTTGATAATACGGCTGTGGGATACAACTCTTTGACAGCAAACACAACAGGTGCAGCAAACGTGGCTATTGGTGCTAGTGCATTAGAAAGTAATACCACCGCAGGTGATAATACCGCTATTGGTACTGCATCTTTAGCAAAAAATACAACAGGAGCAAATAACGTAGCTTGTGGTAGATATGCCTTAACAGAAAATACAACTGGTGGTTTTAATACTGCCGTTGGTAGAGCAGCTTTAGATGCGAATACAACTGGTGC